ACTTACAACTTCATTTGCTTGAACAGTAACTCCACCTCGTTTTGGTGTTGCTAAAGTAATAGTGTTACCAGAACCGATATATTCAAATGTGTGAGAACTTGCGACAATCTTACTTTGTTGGAAGAAGTATGCTGTAGAACCGACTCCTACCGTGTTAATAAGATTTTCGGCGAGTGTTAATGTTGTAATTCCAGAAACGATGGGTGTAGCACTATTTATTGTGTAGTAAGTATCTGCCATATTTGCGGTGGCAGTTGCTGTATTAATTCCACTTTGAGGACCAGAGATAGTGATAGATGGAGTCGTTGTGTACTGGCTTCCACTACTGATAATAGAAATCTCTGTTACAGAACCATCTTCAATGGTGGCAAAAGCAGAAGCAGTTTCTCCACTAGGACCTGTAGGTGCATCAATGGTAACTGTTGGTGCTTGAGTATATCCAGTTCCACCGGAACCAACAGTAATAGTTTCAACAGACTTAAACAATTGATCAAAATAAACTACCTGACCATCGTAAGGTCTAGTTGTCACTGCACCAACATTAATAGTAACGTTGTCTTGAGATGCAGCAGCAGAGGTAGTTACAATTCCAGTGAATTGTTGCGGACTCACTCCATCAGCAACTAACCCAAGAGTTCCAAAACTACAGTTGCTATTTGCTAAATCTGCCTGTCCACCTTTATGAACTTGAATTGCTTTATCGCAACAAATAGTAAACACAGAAACTAACTGAGCATATCCCTCATTGGTAACAGCAACTCCAACACCACCTTGATTGTATTGAGTAAACGCATCAACGTTCATTGATTTTGTTTTAACTGCTTTATCACCATCAATATAGATACCAGTTCCAGTTGTAGTATCACTGGTGCAGTTTTGAATATATGGACCTTTCCACTTTCCACCACCAACATTTGTTGCTCCTGATGATGGAAAAGCAACTGCAGCAGCAGGTGCAACATGACCAGAGAAAGTCATGTTTGCAAGTTTACAACCTTTATTTACATGAAAAATATCACTGTTTGTTGTACTTGGAAGTACCTTTACCGTTCTTAAGTCGTCACCAACAATAGCAGTAAATGCAGGAAGTTCGATTGGATTAGATTCTACATAATTGCCCGAAAGAACTTTAATGGTGGTTCCAGATTGTGCAATTCCAACTGCAGATGCAATTGTCAATTTTGCATTATCAATAGAAGTTCCATTATTTGAATCATTACCATCCTTTGCAACATAGAGGACATTGGGTGCTGAGTTAATACCCGTTGCAGAAGAATTAATAGTAACGTTATCACCAAGTATAACTTCCGAATTTGTAATAGTAACAACACCAACAGTAACGTTGTTATTATCACCATCAATCGTGACAGAGGCAGTACCAACCGTCAGAATACCAGTGATTCTAGCATCACCCTCAACTAAAAGTGCTGTGGTTGCAGTCCCTGTATTTACTTCAATTCCACTTCTAAAGGTGCTAAGACCGAGAGAATCAACGTTCTTTACATCCTCATACGTGATTGTTCCACCAACACTGATATTACCATCAACGTATTGATTTCCCTGGACATAAAGTGCAAAGTCAGATCTTGCAGTAGTTGCAATACCAACGTTCTTGGTAGTATGAATACCAACATCAGTTATTGCCCATGTCCCTGCTGCACCTGCACTGCCACCTGGAGCAAATTTAAATAACTTATGCTTGTCTGCCCCAGTTTGATTTAAATCAATCTTGAGGACCATTCCATCATAGGCACTGATATTTGTGGCAATGCCTGCAATATCATCAAGATATTGAAGTCTTGTTTCTCCACCACCACCAATTGAACCAAGTTGATATTGAACTCTTTCTACAAATGTTTTGTAGTGTCTTTGTAATTGATCGAGAGTTACAAAATTTTGATTTAAAGGTGTGAGTGGATCTGGATTATCAGTATCTGGTGGATCAGATGTTAAAGGTGCATTCGTTTCAGAAAGTAATTTTTGCTGAGAAGATTTAATATCTTCGACAATTTTATACAGACCTTTAATGTCAGATTTTACATAGTCAATGTCTTTATCATAATATCTTACTTCAGGAAGACTTGTAATTTCTTCTCTTAACTCAGTAAAATACTTAAGGAGAAGTTCATCTGTTTTGACACTTTCTTGACTTACTTCTCTAAGTTCTTCTCTAATACTTTCTTTTAACTTATTGTATTCTCCAAGAATTTGTTTTTTTAACTTGCGGTCATCATCTTTAAACTCTTTATGATACTCCCACATTTTCATGGAAGAATCACGTAGTTCTTTCCAAATCTTATCTTTCTCTTCGTCAATACGAATGTTTACTTTACTATCAAGATCTTTGATGTCGGAATCAATCTTGACTGTACTATTAAAGTGCTTTGTCTCTAAATCTTCAGACAGTTGCCCCAGATCATATTCTACTTTTCCTCTCAATCCCTCAATTTTATCAGAGACTTTTACAAAGTCATCATCAATAACACTAAAAGTTTTACCAATCCACGAAAAATCGGGGACTTCATTTACTTCATTAATCCACTTAGGGAACTTAGGGATCGATGCTTTAACTGCATCGATTGCTTCACAGATTGCCTCTATTTCTGAATCGTAATACTTTACTTCAGGTAAGTTAGCAACATCTGTTTGAAGAGAGTCAATTCTATCTTCAATAGCATCAACTTGCTCATCATAATATTTGACTTCTGGTAAATCTTTTACCTGTTGTCTTATAAGATCAACTTGATCACATATTGCTTCTACTTCTCTATCATAATACTTAACTTCTGGAAGATTGCTAATTTGTTCAGCAAGTTCCTCAAGTTCTTTATCATAGTATTTGATTTCTGGAATATCAGGGATGTCTGCCCTAATATCATTTACCATTTTGACCAGTTCTGGCCAAGGTGGGACAATATCTTTTACTTCAGCAAATGATTCACCATTTGCATCTTCAATTGTTTGTATTCCTTCTTCTACTACTTCCTCTACAATATAGTCTTCTACAGAAGGGAGTTCCTCTGCATTCTCTTCTGTAATATAATCATCTATCGAGGGAAGATTGCTGTTGTCTTCAGCAAAATCCTCATATGAGGGCAAGTCCTTGGACATTTTATTAGTAACCTTTGTACTTCGGGATTTCTCTCCCTTTCCAATTATTTAGGTTCTTCTTTAACTCCGTCCTTCAACAGTTTTGCTAAATCTGCTGTAGATCCAACAAACAAAGCATTGTTAACTGTAGATGGTCCTTTAACTTTTTCCTCTGCTTCAACATCTTTTAATTTTTTTTGCAGATCTAATAATTTATCTGTTGCGTCCGCAACGTTTTTAATTAATTGCCCAGCAACTTCATATGCTCTTGGCATTTCACTTTCTTGAGCAAGTTCAAGAACACCGTTCAATGCTTCTTGTCCCTTTTCAATGATAGAGTAAAGATTACCTCTAGTATATTCATAGTCTTTTTTAATGTCGTCAACACCTTCTTTTACTTTCTCAATCTTCTTTTCTATTACCTCTGGTTGAATAATATCATCAGAGGTATTGAAGGATTTATTTAACTCATTAAATTTAGACATTAGAACGTGCTACCATCAAATCCAAAATCATCTCCTGCCACAATAAGTGCATTATCAGCAGCAGTGATCTTACCAATCGCAGCACCCCCAACATGAGCAGCTGCTGTTGTACTATCTTCACCACGTCTGACTGTAATTTTATTTCCACTAATGGATTTGATATACATCTGCTCTTCACCAATTACAATGTAAGAATCAGCAGTCAGTGTGCTTCCATCATCAACGTCGAATGTTTTCGTACTGACAGTAATATCACTGGTAAGTTGAGTTGCAACATCTCCATCGTAGTTCTTGATTGCCCTTGGAGTGACAGAATAAGAAACTGCTCTTTGTGTATTTGATGAATCTACACCTGTACGATAATTGATAGTTGCCTTCTTGATAATATCCTTGCTTGCAGAAGTAGTAGGACCGAACAGGTAAGTTTTTGCTGTGAACCTTAAAGTATAAAGGAGAACTCTTCTGCTTGAAAAGTCACCTTCATAATCATCTTGCATGGTGATGTTTTCTAACACCACAGGTATATCTCTCTTTTCTTGAATTGCTTCAACCAATTGAACAGTAAGATTATATGCTGGTTGAAAGTATGGTAAAATTTGTTCTACAATTTGAAGAGCATCATCATTTAATTTGGACATGATTGACAACTCAAATTGCATATTATATGGAACAGGCATATATTGCTTTTTAGTTTCAGATCCATCATCAGGATCTTTAACAATAAAAGTTTGAGTGGTAGTTACTTTTCTGGTAGGATCATAAGTAAGACCAATAAACTCAAAAGACATCCTTGGCAAAGTGATTGCAAATGGTTTGTTCAGGTCAGGAGACTGCTCAAGTCTTGCAAGGAATTTTTGTGTAGGTCCATATGCTAAGGGAACCTTTATGACACTGGCAACATCATCAGAAGAATCTTTGTGCTTAATGCTAATGTCATTAAAGAGGGTTCCAAAAGAAATAATGGTTCTCCTCAAAATTTCGTTGTAAAAATACTCAAACATGTCTAATCCTACAATGCCTTACCATTAAGTAATTCTATTTAGGGAATGCCAAATGGATTCTGTTCAGAGAAATCTAAGATAGCATCTGCTTCATTTTCAATGTTAATATTATCAGCAAATCCATCATCTACAGGTTGTACGTCAAATGTTCTCAGTGCATAAGATGCACCAGACGTGGCTCCTGTAATTGTTTCTCCACGACTAAATTCACCAGAGACAGATCCAACCTCAAGAGTATTTGTCTCAGAATTGAATACTCTGACTCTTGCTGTAGTTCCACTAGAAGATCCAGTTACAATTTCATTGAACTGGAATGTTCCAGATCCAGATCCTTCTGCATCTCCGATTGTAACTGTAGGTGGAATAACGTATCCAAAACCACCGTCAGTAATATTGATTGAAGTTATAGTTCCTGCAGAGCTAACTACAGGAACACCAGTTGCACTAGAAATACCTGGGACAGTTGCAAAGTCTATGTAGTTCTTATCAGATACTTCATTAGAAATAGTAACTTCTGGTGGTGCCAGATATCCACCACCACCAAATGTTACAGCAATACCTGTTACAATACCACAATTTTCAATACCAAATTCAAATACAGATGTTGCAATACCAACATTTGTTGCTGCGTTATTAATGAATACGGTATCCGATGTAATTTGAGTAACAAATGTATCTGAAGGTATAAAGTTCCAATAATCACTATGCCCGACACCTAATCTGACTCTATCTCCAACAACAATATTTGTCGTGCTAAGTCCAGTAATGGAAGTTGATCCAATACCTATCGTTCCCTCACGATTGATAGAAGTTGCTCTAATGGTTGCAACACCAAGTGCTCTAAAGTTCTCGTCTGCCCCTCCAGGAGAAGCAATGGTGACTGTTGGTGTGGAGTTGTAACCAAATCCACTGTTTCCAATACTAATAGTATTAACTGTACCAGCAACAGATACTGTAACAGTTGCTGTTGCCTGTACTGGAGAGGGACTTCCACTAAACGATATTGTAGGTGCTGCAGTATATCCTGCACCTATGGTTGCTCCAGTTCCAACACACCAAGGATCTGTAGTGGAATTAAATCCAACTGCCGTCACAATACCTGTTATTGAATCAATAGTTGCAATACCAACTGCAATTTGTGTAGGTGCATCTTGTCCCGAAGTTGTCGTAATTGCAACAGTGGGTGCTGTGGTATATGCTCTACCAGTGGTACTAAAAGCAATAGAACCTGGATTTATAGATGATCCTGCAATTCCAATCGTTGCAGATGCAAAACTTGTTCCTGGATGTGAAATACTAACTGATGGAGTACTGGTGTAGAACTTACCTCCTGTTGTAATGGCAAGTGTTTCAACCGTTCCTCCAGTTTGTGCTATGTCATCTAAAGTTGCAGTTGCTGCTGCTGCATTTCCAGTTCCTGTTGGTAATGCAAAAGTGACAGTTGGTGCCTGTGCGTAGAATACACCACCGGTTGTTCCTCCTGGGAAGAATAGTGATGATCCACCAATACTAATAATTGCTTCTGTAACACTAACACCTCCACCAACAATTGGTGAATCAAGAATAGCAGTTGCTGCTGCTCCAACATGTTTTGGTAAAGAGAAAGTGACAGTAGGATTTGTTATGTATCCTCCACCACCTCCTGTGATAGTAACCAATCCAACAACACCATCACCGATAGTTGCTGTGGCAGCAGCACCTGCTCCACTGGTGCCACCGTTAGAAAATGTAACTCCTGGTGCTACTGTATATCCTGCACCAGAATTTACAACGTTGACTGCCTGTACAGATTGTAGTTTTGGATTTGCATTTAAATTGCAGAAATTAATTCCACCAATCATGGTAGCAACTCCAACTGCCGTGGTTCCTCCTGAAGGGGCAGAAGTGACACCAACTGTTGGAATCCGACTGTAACCACCACCTCTAGTGGTAACAGTGAAGAGTCTTACACCACCATTGAAGATAGCAGCACCAGCAGTAGCAGTAACAGCTGCACCAACCAACGTAAGTGTCTGTGTTGGACCTTGAACGGTGTTAATACCATCATCGGTCAGTCCATCAACCTCTTCACCAATTAAGTTATTATCAATGTCATCAATACCAGTTGCAATAACTTCGTCTTCCAGACGGAATAGTTCACAATACAACTCATAAACATAGAGATTTTGTAATTGATAATATGGTTTAGCGTATTCTACATCTTTAATTTCGTAGATTCTATCATCAAGAGGGAACCAAATAAGATCTCCACCCTTGGGTCTAGTTGATAATTTAATATTAGATTGATCCTGAATCAATGGAGTAATATAGTTTTCAAACCTCTCTCTAGAGATAATCAATCTAACTTCATCTTGTGATTGAATTCCAAACTTTGTCAGAAGATTGCCTGCACCAGAATATTCATCATAATTATCAATGTATGCTTCAAGAGGAAGTGCTAAATCAAATTTAGACTGAACAACCTCTCTTATGACAGTATTCTCTGTCATGTATTTTCTAGGTAAATAAAATATGTCTACACCATAAGTTCTCAGTTGCTCATTTATTAAATCTTGAACCAGATTCTGTTCACCAGTGGTTCCTTGTGTAAAATACGGATTTAATACCATGATATCAACCTATCATATCGTAAGGTGGAAGTTCATATGTATTAGACATTTGTTCTCTAATTATCTGCAACTCTCTTTCAGCATCATCATAAATTTGTCTACCATTAAGTTCAATTCCACCAGGCAGTTTAACTCCTTGGAACTTAATTAGATTTTGACCCCACTGTCTTTTCATTAGAGCAGTCAGATAACGTTTTAAGAATGAATCATTCCAAACTCTTGTATGAGTATCTGGGTCTAACAAACGATAGCAGTCGATGATAATGTAGTCATCTTTTGTAGCAGATCCCCAATCTATATCAAGATATAATCTATCAGATCTCTGGTTGAATCTGATCATCTTTTCAGTGCTCAATGCAAAATCAATATCCTCAAGATATCGTTTTGTCATCGCATAAGTTAGAATTTCAGTTGATCCCCAATAGTAAATATCATTGAGAAATAATTGATATTTTACACTGAACATATTATTTGTTACAGTGTTTGATCCATCAAACTTAAATATCTTATTTACACCAAGAACTTCGGGTGGGACCTTCAGATAATTACTATTTTCTTCAAAAGAGAATGTAACTGTAGCACCATTAATTGTGTCGGTATTTGTAGTGGTTGTTATTCCTGTGGTTACACTCCCACCTCTAGCTCTACCTCTGTCAATATCTTCTTGAGTTAGTTTATATTTTAAAAATGTCTGAGTGACTCCATCATAGTCTCTTTCATGAAAAATTTGAAGAGCATCATCCACCAAGTCATCTACTTGCTCATCAGCAATATTAATCTCCAGGACAGGAGCCCCTAGTTGCCTTTTGCAATAATTTACTAGATCTGTCCTACTTGCTGGTTTTGCCATTTACTTCACAAGTTTCCTATGTGTATTTAGGGTGCTGAGGATACTGGATTATACACATACACATTTCCATTAGCCAGGGAGTATGTCGTGTTTCCTCCACCAACTGATTCTTTAACTAACACATCATACATATATCTCCCTTCAACTAAATTTCTAGTATCAGCAGCAGAATGAGAAATCTTTATCTTCCCATCAAAAGCACTAGTAAATCCAACAGTAAAAGATGATGTAATACCAAGTGTTGCTCCAACAGCAACACTCTTTGATATCGCAGCAGAAGCACTAAAATTTGTCAGATCAAAATTGCCACTAGCAGTGGTTTTTACGTTTAAATTCGTAATAAAATCTGCTCCTCCATAGATGGTCAGATTGAGACCATATGGTACTCCTGAATCGGGATCAAAAACGATGTTACTAGATGCCATCTGCTAACCCTATTACTGACATGGTTTCTTGCTGTTTATAATAAAGTTTTGCAAAAGATTTTGCGATATTTTTTAGCATGTCACTATCATTACAATTATCTATATCAGTTGCAATCTGTTGATATGCAAAACTTTTAGATAGATTCTTTAGTTCGATGTTGTCAGGATCCATTTAATAACTCCTTTAGTAATGACTTAATTTCGTTAATGTCATCCTTTACATTAGCAAGTTCTTTCTCAATTGTCTGTTCTTTTTGCTTCTCTTTAGATTTAACATCACGGGTTGAGAGATACTGCTGATGCTCAAGTTTATTTACATTGACTATTGAATTTGTCACGGGATCTCTTGCGAGATCCTTATGACCTTCCATTTCATAAAATTCCATATTATGCTAAAGCAATTACTCTCAACTCTCTAATTTTAGGAACATAACATTGTGACTTAGATGTAAGATTCAACTTAATTCTATAATTTCTAAAGGAGGGTAACTGATCAATAGTGAACGTATACTCCTTATAGTCAGTTTGATATGCATCAAAAACATAAGAATTTGATTTTACCACAAAACTATCAGGAAGTCCATTACTATCCTCAGGATTAATAATTCCACCTCTATTATTCAGGTTAGAATAACCTGGGAATGGTGTAAAGATTGGATCTTGACCTTCTTTATTATTAATCGCATACAATGCTCTAATATCAGCATCTTCATTAATATGAGCAGATACGATAATTTTAATTGAAGATGCAGGATTCTCTAAATTAATCTCCTTAGACACATATTGACATGCTGTAGGATCCTCTAATGGAGAGTCAACTCTAGAATCTGTTGCATAATCTGTAATCACATCATTCACTCTATTTGAAGTCAGAATAGCACTAACTCTTTGACCATCCAAGACAGGACTTATTCTTGAATCTGTTGTATTCAAGAAAAGTCTCATATTCATTGATTTAGATCCAGGAATGGTGGTTAGCTGTGCTTCTTCATTGATCTTAGATGCAATCATTCTGGGAGAATCAAAATAATTCTTTTGATTTAATATGACATCATCAAATCCCTCATCAACATATGGAATCTCTGTTCCACTGAAACTCTTCGAGCTAGTTGTTCTAAGTTCTGCAGTTATTACAGTTCCAGGAACATTCAGAGTTTGAACGTTTGGTGTGATGAGATCATATGGAATATTTTGTGTTGCCTTTACATGATATCCACCAGAAGATCTAGTTTTATTAACGTAGAGTTTGGGGAAACCAACGTCAGTGCTTCTGTCAGTTCCAGTGTTTGAACTAGTGTCCAATTTAATCTTATATGAATCAAAAGTAAACTGATCAGATTCTGTCGTGTCACCTAGATCATGAGTTTTATTGATTCTATCCAAACTGATTCCACCAAATTCATATTTTTGAACAGGTGTTCCAACTGGATATGATTTTGAATTTGCTCCTCTTACGATGTCACCACCAATGGTGTTTCCATTGATATTTGTATATTCAATAACTTCATCACCAATAATTAGTAATCCAACGTTAGTTGTTCCTACTCCAACATTTTCAAACGTGGTGAAATTAGATGCTTGATTTACAGAAATTCCATCAGTCGAATCAGCAGGATACTCTACGGAGAGAGTGGTTGCTTTAATGTCAGGTGTAATTCCAGAAATTTTAACCTGGTTATTTGCAAAATACATTCCATGATTTTGATGGTTGATATTAATATGAAGACCATCAGTGTCAATCTTGATGTTAGATATCTGAACATCTCCACCAGTTCCAAGTCCAGCAGCACCGGATGAATTAAGTTCTGTCGAAATGCCAGAACTATTGAAGAAGAACAGAGTCTTTGCTGCACCAACAACAAATTCACCTTGAACATTATTAAGTATAAGTTCACTAGTTTGACCAATTCCAGGAATGGTCAATCTTGCATTTCTGCCAAGAGTTGCGACCCCAATCGTATTAATGCCAACAACATCTCCAACTTGATATCCAAAACCACCATTTACAATAGTAGCTCCACCTGCAACAATAGAACCACTGTTGATAGTAATATCAGCAGTAGCACCTCTACCGTTTCCAGAGAGAGTTACAAGATTTACTCCACTAAAGGTTTGATTGCCGTCTAGAGGAGTGTATCCAATTCCTGCATTAGTAATTGTGAGACTTCCTGTGGCAGTTCCTGCAGTTCCTACGAGATCACCAGTTGCATTTGTTCCTTCTTGGAAGAAAGTATTTCCAATTTCATAAACATCAGCAACTGTAGTTCCAAGACCAACTCTAACTTGTCTAGAAGTAAGATTGATTGGATTAGGAAGCAGTGTTGGAATCTGACTGTTACCTTCAGTCAACTCTGGACTATAGAATTCAACACTTCCATTTTCAATAAAGTCTGCTCTATAAAGAGTAAACTTAAGATCTTCCCATTGACTTGGTTCCCATGTAGAAGCATTCTGCGATTTAAACAGAGATCCAACTTGCTGAATATTTGGTTGGTTTGAAATAAACGCATCAGATAAGAGATCATTTTCACCAACTCTAGAAATATAGACACTATATTTGGTCGAGTTAGATGCTAAACAAATAGCATACTCTTTACCACCTTCAAGATAAACTGGTGCTTTAAATTGAATGTTAGTTGCAACAGATCCATCTGAGGATGTTTGAACATCATCTGGATCCAAAACAACTTCAGAGAATGGTAAAATTCTTGGTGTTGGGAAACCACCATCCATGGTTCTCAGTTGGAAGACAACAGGAATATCCATATCGTCCTTAGATCTAAAGAACACATCACAACTTGTCATAAAGACACCAGTCTCATCTTTAATCAAGAAAGATTGTGCCAATGGATCATACCAAGTAACAATTGTTTGAGTCCTAGTTTGAGCACCAATCAATCTTGTATTAATTGTTTCTGTTCCAAGTTCTCTACTAACGTTTAAACTTTCAAATTCATTTTTAAGTTCAACTCTAGCATTTCTAATTGAGATAATATTTTCTTGAACAGTTTCTAAAGTTCCTGCAGATGTGAATGATTCTTCAGCAATTGTAGTTGCAAGATCTTGATTATTATCAGGATCATTAACTAAAGTAAATACTTTTGTTCCTGTTTCAAATTTGGGGAAGTTTACATTATTTGGATTTGGAATGTAGTAACTTCCAATACATGTTGCAGATAAATCTGAAATAAGTCTTACATTATTAAGTGTTGCTTGTGCTCCACTTGATTGTCCCTTAAGAACCATACCAGAGGCAACAAATCCATGGAAATCTCCTCTTGCCTGTGCTGACAGAGATGCGGTGTCAACATTTAAAATATCTGCTGTCGAAGAGTATGACTGAGCAAGAGGTCGAACTGTATATGGGTTTTGAGAGAAGGTTTTAGAGGGGGCATCATATGGACCTTCTTTATGATTTGATTGTGCAACTCTAAATGTAATTTTTGGAGATGCGTCTGACAAATCCTCTGAGAGACCTGTTCTCAGCATAACACCCTCAACAGTTTCTCCGACCTGGAAAGTGCCGGAGGTCATAGAGATTTCAAGAAGTTTTGGTACACAATATTTGGTAACATCAACTCCATCAAAGAAAGCATATAATCTAGTAAGTGGTTTAACTTTTTTAGATACAAATTCAACGTTTCTAGAACGCATGTTTGCAATCAAATCTCTACTGATAACTCTGTCTCCGAGAGAGTTCATTTCAAAATCTTCAGTGACAATGGTTTTTACACCGGTTCTGCTTTGAACTCCTTCCTGTGTTGTTATTCTTACGGTATCTTCAAAAACACGGTCAGTTACAGTTCTTCTTTCAGTTCGTCTTCTTCTTCTACCACCTGGACCTTGACGATGAATAGTATTAGGTCCATTATTTTCAACTCTTGTTCGTGTTGCTTCTGTGTCAGAGATAGTTCCCCAATTAGTTTGCCAAGAATTCCAAACAACAGGTCCAAATCCAGTTTGAGGATCAATAGTTCCATTTTCAGCAAGTTCTTCAAAAGTTTCGGTGTAATTACCTTCTTGTTGAATGATTTTTGCATCTAATCTTGCTTGATCGACCCAGTTGTCAGATGCAGGTGTTAGTTCAATAGTACCATTCCAGAAACTAATCAAGAAAGGAGTCACACTTTCAGTTCTAGTTGCAAATGTTTGTGATAAGTATTCAACCTCGGCATAGTCCAAAGAAATAATATCATTTGCTTGTTTTCTAACATTATTTCCTTCAATTTCAGCAAAATTAATATCATTTGTAGCATCAGTATCTACAACAGGTCCATGAACCAAATCAACAGCAGTAGTATAATGCTTTGGTCTTAATTCACCATATTCTCTATCAATAGAGTTTTGAATACCAAATCTTGCATCTTGAGTTTTAAATCCAGAGAAATTGTCAACAAAGAATCCTGCTTTAAATCTGTTAAGTCCATCATTATCAGCAACAAAAAGATTAGCAGTTTCTTTTTCTAATAAAGATAGTGTCGTGTAATATTCAAGATTCTTGATTCTATCCTCAAGTTTCTTGATATCTTGCATTCTGAATCTCTTATATTCAGCAAAAGAAATCTTTGCTTCTTCTGGTGTGTATAAGAATGGTGGAAGATTAATTGTGCAAATCTCAATCGCATCATTAATTGGATTTGGTCTTACAGGATCATCTGATGGTGCTCCATAAACAACTTGGAATTTTCCATCCTTGGACAAGAAAACTCTGTCAATTCTTCCCTGATAGTAAGAAATATCTGCAGAAATTGCTTCATCAGAAGCAAGAACATTTGATGCAGATTGTCCAGAAGAATCATATGATCTACCTAAGAACTCTAAGGGTGATCTAACATCAGTGTTTACTGTGTAATTAGAAACTCTAGGTCTAATATCAATAATATCACTCGTTCTAAAAATATCGACAGTTGCAATGTCATTAGTATAATCAAAATTTTGATAAGAATTAACAGTTGTTACATCCCCATCATCTGTAGATTCAAATGATCCACTAGAAAAATAAATTTTAATTTGATTAGATGGTGACTCTGCTTTATTTTTTCTTCTAATAATACCATAGTTATAAATGGTATTTTCTTGACCAGTTCTAAAAGTGTAGTTTGGAGATATATTAAAACTTGGAGTTGAAAGTGTAGAAACTCTAGCAGATAAATTTGAATCTGCAAACTCTATAGTTTCTCCTTCAACAAATACCGATTCATTTTTATAGATGAATGAAATTTCAGAACTACTTACGATTTCTGCAAGAATTGCTACTGCTCCACTTGTTTGTCCGATAATTGTTTCACCAATTAAAAATTCGGATGTTGTTGTGGAGGTGCTATTGATATTCAATAAAGTAGATCTAGGAGCAGAAGCAGCACTGGTGTCTGCTGATTCATAAATTCCATGAACTTCTATAACATCTGGGAAGTTCAGTGAAATAGTTTCATCTTCTACTCTAGTTCCAAAAGGATATGCACCAAATATCAATCCATTATTAAGGGTGGTTGATCCAATACCAGATCCCTCAAGTTTTGATTTATTTACAATAATACTATTAACTGGGGTTTTTATCTTTACTTTTGCCTTTGGATTTGTTTTTCTAAGAGTTGCTACTAAAGAACACCCATTGCTATTAGAACCTAATCCTCTTATTTGCAGAGTTTTGCCATCAGCACCTATTTCAAATTTATCTGATGTTAATGTTTCTGTAGATCCATCGGATCTTGTTAACAAATATCTTTCTTCATCAAAAGGTAAGAAGGTTTCATTATCTCCTGCTTGTGCTTCTGCAGAAAGTTGATTCGATGCAATATTAACAGTGAATGTTTTTCTAATTGTTAAAACAGACTCAGAAATGTCTACATCAGAAACATTTGCTTTTGGTAGTGGAGTAAACAGACTATTATCTGAGGATGCCGCTAAATCTGAACTAACTACTTTAAAGTCAGTTACGTTTAACGTAGATGATGGCAAAAATCCACTTGCAATACCAGTAACAGTGGTGACACCTTCAACTTCAATATGTGTTGTTCCGACACTAACTACTCTTGCAACAATAGGATCTTCAGTTAAAAGTCCAGATGTGGTATCTGAGTATTGAACAAGATCATTTTCTTTTACAATAGTGCCTGGGAATCTTTCATTTGGACTACGCACTGTGCTTACACCACCAGACAATGCACTAACGGTTGCAATGCCAACGATAAACTTGTCAGATTGAATTACGTTTGCACTAAATGTATTGATACCGGTAATCCCTGCATCAAGTTCAGTTGTATTAGAGGTTCCGTAGATAGATTTTACATCAGAAACACTATTTTCTGTTACAGCAATAGCAATTCTTCCATTTTGAATTCCATTGAAAGTAAGTACTTCATTAGGAATAAACGATCCTGAAGTTTCATAAACAGTGATTGCTGTTCCTGCGTTTACATTGTGTCTTAAGAAACCCGTGGCACCACTTGATTCACCTTTAATAAAAGTGGGAACATTTAATGTATCTGCTTGGTTTAATGCAATTTCGGTCGTTGTCTGAACATCAAAAAGTGCAAGATTCCATTCATTAACATTTCCATTTGCAGCATCATATGAACCAGACTCTAATCTAAAATCATATACTCTAGCAATACCTATCTCTTTACCAGGAGCATTCTCTTGATTAGTGCCAACTCTTTGGTTTCTAAGACTTACTGCATAAGTATTTCCAATTCCAATACTTGGAGATCTATAAACAGTGTTAAGTCTAAAAGTTGGTCCTGTATTGTAAATTACATTTTGATTTTGTAAGGTTTTTGTTGTTCTTGGTTTTTCAACATCAAGGTAAGTAACTCCTAAAGATTCAATTTCATATCCTTTAACGTATGCTTTTCCTGGAGAAATTTTATATAATGCTAAATCAGTTCTTGCATTCTCTCCACCTGGAGTAAATTGTCCTAAATTAAAAATACCGTTGTTTCCAACGTTATCATTTAAAGAATTAACAACACTTAAATCAAATGCTTTTATATAATAGTGACCAGATTCATCAAAAGTTCTTCTAGCAAGAACATCAGTTATATCATTATATCCTACCCCTCCTCCAAGAGTTCCTCTCTTACGTGGAGATGTTTGAAGAACTCCATCAATTACAGTCGCAAGAAGAATAAAATTATCGTCGTTAAAATCGTCTAATGGTTTTTTAAATAAACTAGTGCTAATTCTAAGTCGATCAGCACCAGGGGCAGCATAATTGTTAAATCCTTGAGAATTGTCATTTAGAGTTTCGTCTAAATCAGAGGTAACAATTTCTTCATTAACAAACAAACCAATTCTATAACTAGGTGTGTTTGTATATTGATCAAGAATTAAAGTTTCTTTATCTACATTTACAAAATTTCCACGAATAAAATAAATTCCATTTTCAATTTGGAAGGAAGATCCAGTTGCAGCTGCACCAGAATCTAAAGTGGATGCAAAAGGAGAATCTACAGCAATAGTAGTATTACCTAATAACCCAGAGGCAATTGTCTCATTACATGTCAGTAACTCACCATCAAAGAATTGTTGTGTGGTATTATTTGAGGTGCTACTAGCAAGATAGTTAATATATAAAGTTAAATTTCCTCTTTCAGAATCCTCTGGTAAAACAATACTATCAACAAAAGCAGTTACTCCAGATCTTTGTCCGGTAATTTTTGTTCCGACCAATTGGTCTGCATAAGCAGATACAGGGACTCCTTGATAACTGTTTTGAAGTTGTACTGCATAATATATTTGACTATAACCAATATTTCCTGGAATTACCTTAGCACCCTCTTTAAAAAAATGCTGCCCAAATCTTTCAATCTGATTCTGAAGAATAGATTGAAGAGTAGTTAGTTCTCGTGCCTGAACAGGATATCCAGGTTTGAACAATACCTTATGATAATCGTTCGCTGGATCAAAGTCGTCGAAATATGGCGATACGTTGAGGTTCGTCTGCTGTGGCATAATTCTTTAGAACTGCAAAATAACTTTTATGTCTTCCTTTTGGTTTGACGATCTAGTAATAGATGGTCTGTTGTCAACGTAGATAATATTTCCAGAGTGTCTCTTAACCTCAGGATTGGCAATACCACTCGTAAAGCTTTGACCAAGATAGTATGTACGATTATTTATTACTGTAGATATACCTGTAAAATTACTATCAATTGATAAATCTGATCCAGTTGAAGGAACAATCGTTAAACTACCTCCAGTTCCTGGACTGGAAGTAAACTCCGTAAGATCAAAACCATAAGTTGGATTGGTTTGTGCAGTGCCAACAGTATTAAATCCAGCAACACTTCTGTCCTGCCAGAATTTTAATACACCTGTAGTTTGATCATAACTAACCACTCTTCCAACAGCAGTTGTTCCCGTTGATACAGTTTGAGTAAAATATGAATCAGCAGTAAAGGTTGCCGTGCTGTATCCAGTGCCAACTAACCTTAACGCATTTGTTGCAGATGCTTTGTCTGATGTTAAAATTGTTGTTGATCCAAACTGTTGAGGGTTTTCAACTAATCCAATTCTTGCGATTTGGTTTCCAGTTATAAAATCTGGATTTTGAATATCATTTTCAATTCTAGAGTACATCAGAACATTATACGCTCCAAGTTCTCTATAAATGTCAGCACCGTGACCACCTTGAGGTGAAATAATAACATCAAAAGTTGGTCTTGTTGTGCCTGTAGGAACTCCTCCTGCAACTATGTCAACATTTCCATAAGTGTATCCAGAACCTTGATTAGAGATTGTCACTGAACTTACTTGTTGATTTCCATCAACAACAATAGTGCATTCTGCACCAGTTCCATCACCTCTAATTGGAACTTCCGTATAAACACTATTTGCTGTTCCTAGACCAACTCCTCTATTTGTAATAGTAGCAATTTTGATCGATCCATCTATAGCATTATCTCTAACAGCAGCGTTATTTGCAGATGTGCTCCAATCTCCAGGCACTGGCATGTATTGAGTAGATTCAAATTTTGCTACATCACCTGGAGTGATAGTATAAAGATATTTCCAAATATATCCATCACCACTAGTTCCTGCTGCTCTTGGTTCTAAGTCGGTAAATGTTGGTTCATCGAGAGATGGTTGCCCAGTTGGATTGTCTGGACTTGTTCCATTTTGCAAACAAATATAAACTCTGAAATCACTATTCATTACATAATAATTTGACAAATACAGAGATGTTGATCCGGAAACAGCAGCCGTATTCGTTCTACTATAGTCATGTCGATACATGTCGTAAGCTGTTCCAGAAGACCAAGATCTCTTAGGAACAACTTGCTTCACATCAGAACTAGTAATTTTTTTCAGAGCAACCATTGTATCCCAATAGTCATTCTCCTGATCAAAATTATCCTTTGGAGATGGTGGGTCTTGATCCCAATCTGATTGATAATCAGTAGGATTTGTCAGACCAACAAAGGAATAATAAGAGTTGTCAGAGTTTGTTACTCCAGCAACGAAATTTTTGGCATTTAATATTCTAATCTGATCAGTTATAATGGCAGCCATTTTGGACAGAGTTTTTCTTTATTTATTAAGATAGTCTAGATATAATTTGTAAACTTCAGGAAATTAGATCTTACAACCATTGTTGATGTTGTAATACCTGACCCTTCAGTGAGTCCCAATCCAGATTGAGTATATGCATTATATGTATTAGAGTTGCCACGATCAACAACATCAATTTTACCCCAACTATATTGACCCAATCCATCTCCAGATGTTGTTATTCCAGAGTAACCTTCTGCAAATTGATCTACGTCAACAAACAGTCTCTTAACATTGGTCGTGACTCCAGAGACACTAGTTGTCAGACCCTCGATTCTAGCAACTTGATAAACATTATCTGCAAATGAGGTTCCAACACCCACGATACCTCCAGCATCATCAAATGATGTTACTGTTGTTACTGAAACTCCAACATTAGAATTTCTTACCATGAAGTAATCATACTGTTGAATAGATGTAATAGTAACTGCTGTTCCTGTGAGATTGCTATCTCTAAGGAATGAGTCATATGGAATATGAACATCAAAGATTAATTGAGTAGTTCCAATTCCAACAGATGTAGATCCAAATCCTACGATAATACCATTATCTCCATTGTAGTTATTGACAGTAACTTCTTCCTCTGTGTACCCAGGGGGAGAGAAGAGAACCGTTGGTGGATTTGTGTTAGTATAACCAACACCGGGATCAGTGATTGCAACACCTGTCACAGTTCCACCTGCACTGATGCTTACAGAACCAAATGCTCTTGATGCAGAAGTGTATCCGAAACTCACTGTTGCAGTAGAATATCCAATTCCACCATCAGAGATGATGACAGATGAAATAGTTCCAAGTCCAGACACTACAGCAGTTCCAGCAGCACCTGATTTTTGCTCTTGAGCAATGAACTTAATTTTATTTTGGAAAGTTCTTGCACTTGCTTCATTTCTACCGTCAAATAGAGGTCTCAAAGTGTCCACATAAATTGCAGTAGATCCAACTCCAACAGATTTAATAATATATGCACTTGGATTAATTACGGGTTCATAGAGTTCTCTATCTTTGCCTTGTGGAATTTGATCAATAATTTTATCTTCAGTTTGTCTACACCAGGTTACAGGTCTTACTAAAGTGACATCCTCTGTTTTTCCTGGACCGTGATATGGATTAGTTTCAACAGATCCCGTAGACAAGATATTAAATACACTCCTAACATCCTCTTCTAAGTAATCTGGTTGATCAGAGAATGGTTCTAGTTGTAAAGTATCTCCCCTCTTTACGGTTTCGATAACATTTCTAAAGATAACATCACTGTCACCGTTTCCTTTGTAGAAGATAATCTTTGCTTTATCACCAACTTTTAATGCTTCGGAGAATGTTATAATACTACCACCAGTAAATTCATATCCAACACCGGGGACTTGTAATACATCATTTACGAATACCAGAAGAATATCTTGTACATCAATTTTTGATCCTGGTGAGGACACAATAGAAATAATTGATCCACCATTCTTTAAGGTAAAATCTCTTGTTGCACCGTCAATAAATTCGTCAATAGAATCAAGAATTTGTAAAGTGCCTAAAGACCATCCAGAGAACTCATCACTGATTACTTCATCAATGGTAAGTTTGAATTCATTTCCAGAATAAGAAGGTGATGTTGGAATACCAATTGTTCCACCGATAGCAACGGTCAAAATTTGATCATTACCATATGCATATCCAGAATTGACAATTTCAAAATCAATAACACTAGAACCCTGACCAACAACAATATCAACTGTTGCTTCAGTTCCAACTCCAGAGGCAGAAGAAGAACTATAATGCAAACTCATATTTGAATATGAAACAGGATCATCGATTACAACGAATGGTTGGTTGGTTGCAGTATATCCAGTTCCAGGATTTGTAATTGCAATACTTACGATATGACCACCTTCAATTGCAGCAGTTCCGATAAACTCAATATTTCCAGTTCCGGTACTAGATGTACCAACACCAACGTTGACAGTGGTTTGAATACCAGATCTATATCCAGATCCACTGTTACCAATACTGATGGATTCAATTGTTCCTGCAGCAGATACGATGGCAGTTCCTCCAGCAGCAACTAAAGGTTGATATCCGAATCCTTCAGTGGATCCAACGGAAACTATGATTCCACCTTTAGGGAAACTGGAAATTCCAACATCTGGTCCAAGAGGTGATTGTGGTGAAGTTCCAACGAAAGTCACTGAAGTGATACCAGATGATTGTTGTAGTGTATAATCTTCTTGAGATCCAGGAACTTGGAAAATATCATTTATGAGAATTACCGCATTTTCATCAGCAAATCCTGTAACATTAGAACCCTCTTGTTTTAATGCAAACTCTTTTTCAGTTCCAGTAAATTGATCAGATACGTTATCAAAGATGTAATTCTTAGAATATGACGATTCTGATCCATTTTCCAACCCAGACTTCATAAAGGATCTACCTTGGAAGGTGGAGGAAGTTGTGATTCCTGTCCAATCTCTTTCATCTGGGGGATTAGTAGCAGTTCCGATTGGAGTATTACCAAAAGGTGCTTCAACAAAATTTAGATGATTATTAACGATATTATAGTTACCAGTAATCTTGGTAACCAAATCAAAAGTGTTTCCTACACCAGATGGTGTTCCCAACCAAGATCTACGGACTCTGATGGCATTTGTTTTACCTATACCAATACCTTCAATCTTCATTATCTCATTACCGACTTTAATTAAGTCTGCACCAAAGAATGACGTTATTCCTGTAAACTCAATAATTTCTGCAAGTGCGCTAAAGTTTGTAGACAATCCAGTTGTAACTGCAGTAGCAACGACTGGAGATTGAATCACATTATCAATAGCAACAACAACCTTTGCATTTTGATTTGTTGCTACAAATCTGTGCGAAGTTCCAATACCAACACTTTCAAGATCTACAACAACTGGAGTGCTCTTGAGTGCATTTTCTGCACTAGTTGCAATCTTAATTAAGTTATCATCAACTTTAACTGCAAACAGATTTTCATCTGGTAGGAATGTAGTGTTTGATGCTCCAACAAAACTAGTTGTTGCGATACCAATAGCAGATGCTGCTGTTCCAACGTGATTATATGTGATTTTTTCACCAGACACAAAGAAGTGGTTAGGAATTTTGATCGTATTTGCATCAATATCAACAATTGTAGAATCATTTCCTAAGAAATATCTCTCAAAAATTCCATCGGTTTTATGTGTTAATCCAAACTCTCTCTTAATGTCACTATCAGTTCCTGTATATGAACCAAGTTCAGTAATAATAGATCCATTTGTAAAGTCAATTGAACTTGGATTATTTGCATTTAGAACATCAAGTCTAAGGGAATTTTTGAATACAGTGACAACTGCATCAATACTGGGGATAGGTGTAAATGTAAGAGATGCTTTTCCATTGGAATCAATAGCAGCACCCATGGTTCCCAGACCAGCTGAACTTTCTAAATTTGCGTATTCCACAAAATAGATGTCATATGGATTTGCAGCATCTACAAAATTGTCAACAACAACAACTTCAGACAACTGAATTCTATTATTAGTAGTATCAGTTACCTGAACAATAAAATATCCTCCATCATCATCAGTGCTATAATCGGAAATTGTGGTAACTCCGGGAGATCCTGATGCAGATATTGATGTTGTTCTAGCATCAAGTGTTGCTCGTATTATATTAGTCGTAGATATGCCTGTTGATGTATGGGTTGCAAGACCAACGAAGACCGTATTAACAGCACCATTGGTCGCAATTCCCACACCTGGATGGAAAGTGATATTTAAATTAGAACCATCATCACTTGCAGAATAAGTTCCTAATCCAGAAGAAGATGCTGCAGTTACACCTTCAGCAGTCAATCTGCCGAATTCAAGAAGATCAATAGTTGTTCCATCGTTAATGACATTTAATTCAACCATCTCATATAGATTAGTTTTAGTAATGTCAGGAGTTATATTGACCAACACTTTGGTAGAAGTGTACGTATTTGCAATTGAAACAATGGTAGCATCAGATCCAGACGTAATCGCAGTGCTCTTGGTCTCAATTTTTGCGACTGAACCAAACGTAGTGTTTCCAATACCAGTTGCAATGCCACTTAAATTATATGACAATGTAGTTAAATCATAATCATTGACTGATGATTTAGTTGGATAGAACAATAATTGTCCTTCAGTTCCAGAGATACTAAAATCAAATGATCCTTGATCATAGGTTGACTCCACTCTACCATATTGATTCAAGAATCCAACAGATCCATTGTGAATCAAATCAACAATCAGTAATTGTCTTTGTCCCGTAAATCTCTTATCTCTTACATAAGTTATGTACTTTTGAGATTTTATTGCATCAAGATCAAATGTGTCTACTACACTAAAAGGAGTTGGTCTTGGATCACTATTAAATTGACCACTGATGTCATCAATAGACAGAACTCTATTTCCGATTGATTCAAAATAATCTGTAAGGATTTTGTTTTTGAATATAATTTGATCAGATATAAAAGGAGATCCAATGCTGTTCTCTGTTGCTAAGTCAAAGTCATGAACACAGTGAAGATTTCCAAAAGAATCGATGTGATTGACCACAGAAATTCCATCAGATGCTATTCCAACATTCATCGCACTGTCATCAGTGGTAGATTCTAATTGATAATCTGCAAACTTTCTGTATCCTAAAGTATGATTGAGTGAAGACACTACGTCATTCCATTCATCATATGGAATTTCAGACTTCAGAGAATATGAGAAGTTTTGATAATAATCATTATCTTGAACTCTCTGAAGGTTGTTATTTAAGAATCCAGATTTAGTTTGTGATCCAATATTTACTTTAGATGAAGAATTAAAATCAATGTAAGTTTCAAATGTTTTTATTGTAGTTGCTATTCCAACAACATTAGATGATTGCCCAGTAACTTCTTCTCCTACAACAAAATTATCGGTTGAAGAAATATGTAAGATTCCCAATCGGGCATTCCATTTTTCAACAATTCCTGTTGCAGAGTCTGATTTAATTTCCTCCCCAATAAGATAATTACTCGTTTCTGTAAATATATCAAAACTTGGAAAATGTTTTTGTGCAGTTATTCTACCTGCAGAGTTAACCGTGTTATATTGTCCAGGAGTTTCACCTTGATTGATAAATCCATTCATACTGAAAGTTACAAATCCAATCCCACCAAGATTTTCTACAACACCAACAACATCAAATAACTTATAATTGTAATTTTTAGAATCAAAACCCTTTCCAGTTGACCCAACACCAACACTGGTATTTTCTACTAATAGTTTATCACCAGCAGTAAATGGGAAAACATTAACTGTGCTAAATCCAACAGATAATTTTGCTGTTGCAAGTTTAGTTGAAGAATCATAAGTTATTGTACTGATACCGACACCTGAGTCAGTAAGTGTTGGAATAATTGTTGGAGTTACACCTGAAAGTCTGTTTGTGTTTTTAATAATAGTAACTCTATTATCTCCAGGTGTCATTTTCAAGATAACATCATCAATAACTTTTTTAGTAGACCCATCAATAACAATTAGTTCTGGAGGTAAACTAAATCCTCTTCCAAATGAAGTTATTCCAATCTCACCGAATGAATAAAGTGCGTTAATCTTGACTGCTTGTGGGAAAAGTAGTCTTGGTTTTAGTGTATTGTCTGCTGGGAAATTAAATCCAATATCATCTATCTTTGTTGACTTAATTATACCAATAGTGGAACTAGTTGCTTCAAATACTGCACCAGATCCAGCAGTTGCATCTACAGTGGTTATACCTGGAAGTGAGAAATAATTTCTACCAGGATTGATTATTTGTACCTTTGCAACAGGTCCATCCGTATGATCACAATCTGTTTCATAATTTATCTGAGATGATGTCGTTGCAGCATAAGAAACAGCTTCAGGTTTTTCACCTAGTGTATAAGTAAACGTGGTGGGAGTTGTAACGATTATTGGATGATTTCCATTAAACTTACTTTCTTTTATGTTCAATTCAGTTCCAGAAACAACCTCACTATCAACAAATACATCAGATTTTACTTTTGGTAAATCTGCATCATATACAAGATCAAATTTATAGTACAAAACCTCTGGAACATTGTCCGTTACTGATAAAACGGATTTTCCGCCAGCAGTTCCAACTTTTCCTGATTTGACATAATCAAAAATTTTACTATCAGATGATTTATCCCAAATTTTAGTGTGGTTTTTATCCTCATAAAAATTCAAGTCAAATGCAGGATAATTCGTCCCAAATTTTGTAAATCCGAGAGATGTATCAGAAAGATCAAAGGTTATCGTAGAATTTTTATAGAATGTAAGTGGTGGGTTGATAGGACTAATAGTTCCACCAGATGTTCCTGTGCTTGCAATTCCAACAGTAATTGGATCGTCTAAAGTAGTATCATAATATGAATTAGATAACCTTACAGTATTTCTATCAATTCTTGTAATGTAATAAATTGAATTGTCTGAAAGACCCTCTGAAGTATCTGTAGCAGTATATACTACTTTCTCCCCACCTTTAAATCCATGATCAGTAAGTGTGATATTACCGTTAGAGGTATCTATACCAGTGTTTGTAAAATCTAAAGGATTAACGAGAATTCTTCTATTAAAATCATTATACTTAAATGTTACAGTTTTAGTATCAGCAGGATTTACAAATATATCAACTTTATGAGGACTGCTCAATCCATGAGTCGATGCTGTAGATACAGTGACTGTATTCTTATTTAAAGTGCCAGTTATAACAGTATGATTTGTAGTGAAACTATGAGTATCACCTATACCCACCCCTTTTATGAATAGTGTTGATGAATTCCTGTCAGCAACCCCTACAAACGTCCCAGTCGTGCCTAAACCAACTCTTACGGTTGCTATACCAATAAGATCATCATTTAACTTTGCGATGAAGAATTGTTCTCCATTTGTTAGTGTTGTGCCAATTCCAGCATTACTTTCATCTTCAACATATAATCCAGTTCCACCACTACCTGGTGAATAGGTTACTAAATCTCCAGTTTTAAAGTTGTGTCCTCTAAAATAAAGTGATTTTGTTGGGATGAATTTTTGAGTTATTCCTGCTCCAGGATTAGAGAAAGTAATAGTTGTTCCTATTCCGACTCCAGCAGTAGTTCCAAGTCCAACTGTTTCGACAGGATTAAAATATACTTGCTCATTAACTCTGTAATTGTAATCGGTTTTATATCCTACTTTAACAGTTAATCTTCTAGGATCTTCATATATGTACTTGCCGATTGTATGTGAAGTTGAAACAGTTCCATCAACTGCCCTTAAAACTCTTATTCTAGAAGATAACTTGTCTACATTAAGAACTTTAACTCTTTCGGTTCCAGCAGAAATAATATCATTCTCTCTAATGTTATCAGAATAAAGATCACCCACCAAATTGAAGAACGTTACAAGTCCAGTTATGCCATCTGTTCCTATTGCAACTCCAGTTGTTCCTACACCTGCAATGGTAAATCTACTGGTAGACACTCCAGCTAAGAAGGATCCTTCAAGTCCAGTTCCTGTTGTCGATACTCCAGAAATAGAAATTATCTCAGTATTAAGGTATTTGTGAGGATGAGCACTAACAATTTTATATTGACCAGATTTAGAACCTGGATAAATTTCTACATTTTCAATAATACTACTAGCAACACTAATGCGATCTACAGATTTTCCTTTAACTCTACTGATCCTAGCAAATGCACTATCACCACCTGTGCCATCATTATTAAATACTAAACTTTCACCAACCTTATATCCATCTCCAGCAGTAACAATACCAACACCTTCAATGGTTCCAGGGGTAGTTGAAGTTATAGTTACGGTTTGATTTAACTTGTTTGGAATGAAAATATATGGATATTCTGACTCTTCCTCAATAAGATTGAGTGGATCAGTGTTACGACGTAAATCACTAGATTCAAATGAATACAGATCCTGAACAGATGAGTTTAAGAAATTAGACTCAATTGGAAGAGAGTAATAATTATGACCAATAATATAAGGGAATACCGGTTTTTTAAATTTTTCAAATATCCCAGATGATTCTGCAAAAGAATCATTGATTGTCATAAAGTATGCATAAGTTCCTTGTGGGAAATCTGGTGTTACACAGAATCTTCCATTGTTTTCATCAAGAACACTTTCATCAGATACATCTTTATGTGTATAATCTTGAATGAAAAATCCCTCTGGAAAAATAGAAGTGGATGGTCTATTGGGTTTAAGATCCAGAGAATATCCAGATTTCATTGTTTCAACAACTCCACCATTCTTTCTCGAATAACCATATGGTCCGTAGATTGGATTTCCGTCATACGCAAATCCTAAAATTGGTGAATGTTTTGTAGATTTTACCTCAATACTGTTAACTCTCTTAAGATCACTTTCACCATATTGAATATTCCCTTCAGAATCTAGTGCATAATTAGTTTCTCTGAAAACTCTAGGAGCATATAAATGTGAATATTGAAGTTCATTTGTTCCTGATACTATAACTCCATCATCAGCATCAAAATATGGGAAATTCTTTTGGAATAAGTTTACATTCCAAGTTTTAAGTTTTGAGGTAAAAACAGGATCATTATCATTTTCACCTGGATCCAAAATTGTGATGACCGTATCTTCTTCAGTATATCCTCCACCAGGTTCTATTACTTTTACTTCAGAGAGTGTTCTATTTTCCATGATAGGAACTAGAACCGCACCCACACCAGGTCCATCAATTATGATGTCAGGAGTTGACGTATAATCTGATCCAGAATTCAGAACAATAACCTGCGAAATTCTTCCATTTGAAATAACTGGTTTTACCTGAGCATTTTTTCCTTGCTGAACTGTAATTTGTGGTTGATGCTGATAATTTAAAATTTCAGATGAACCATATCCAACTCCTCCGTTTTCGATATGAACATCTGTTATAGATCCTCTAAAAATAGGTTCTATTTCTGCTTTAAAGGTCTCTAACCCAATGGATGAAATTCCTACCTCACCAGAAACAGTAACTGCTATATCAGGATAGTTAAATACGTGAGTTCCTACCCCAACAGATTCTAAATTAACATATTGTTTAGTTCTGTAGAAAAATTCCTTATCAGAACTAACCCCAACAGATGATAATCTAAATGAATCCTGATCTATTGTTGTTACATAATATTCTTCATTAACATTAAGACCAGTAACTGGTGTTCCTACACAAGTATATTTGATTATCTCTCCAGTGTTATAATCATGATTGGCAATCGAAATTGCATCAGATGCAGTGTTGATTCCTGTAGCAGCTGGAGCAGTTTTCCTTTTATTCTCGTATCCAGATCCACCGTTAATAACATTAATTGCACTTATTACTGATTTTTTATTTACGGACTGAAGAGAGTGTCTTCCTATTCCAAAATCAGTTAAAAATACAGTGTTTAATCCAACGATAGCATCTTCTTGTGTTTTATGTAATCTAACTGTTGTATTATCAATTACAGAAACAAAATAAGAAGAGTTAGTAACTATACCTGCAACTGCTTGCTGATCACTAGTTTTATAAATGACCTGTTCTGCATTTCTAAACTTGTGATAGGTAGAAAATCCAATCCTGGATTGTGTAGAGGAAATACCAACAACAACTTCAGCAGATACAATATCTGTTGCAAACTCAGGGGCATGGTCAATCTGTTTCATGTCAACTTGACACAATGCACCCTCTCCATTTCCTCCAGTAACCTTAATCGTTGGAGTTGACAAATAATCAAATCCAGGATCTTTTATTCTAACCTCTCTAAGAGAACCTGAAACACATAAGTTCGCAGTTGCAGCAGTTCCAACAGTGTCACTAATCAAAAGATTTGGTACATTAATGATATCAACATTTTCTCCTGAAGATAAAACATTTACTTTTTCAATTTCACCATATGCAATAAAGTCCTTTGATTTGTAGTTTAATATTTCTACACCGTTCACCAATATTCCAGTAAAACCGGGTTCTGTTTCAGTTACTGTTCCATCATTCTCTGGTTCAGATACTTCTCTTAAAATCTTTTGTGGTTTTAAGGTTTTGCCATAAAACTCAAATGGTTCAATAATACTATCTGTTATTGTTACTTCTGTATCTACAGAAATAAATTTAGAACTGTAAATATTATTTCTACTCTTAGCAAATTTTAAAGTAAATCCGTCAACTCTTTGAACAAAATATAAACCATCATCAAATAGTGCGGTATCTCTAACAAGTCTAGTTGCTACAGATCCATTACCATCAATAAAACTTTGACTAACTGTTCTAGCTTTGTAATATATTGCGTCTCCAGTGTAGAATCCGTGCTCAACACCAGGTGATACTAAAAACGATGTTCCAGAAAAAGTTCCAGAAAATTTAAATTGTCTAGGAGTTATTTCAATTGGTTGAGCATTATAAGTTGGAAGTGATGGTGAGGCAACAATATAGTTTCCATCATCATTTTTAAATAATGCATCAACGTCTGTAGAGAACTGTTGAATTTTTGGAAAATTGCTAGAAGATCCTTTTTGAATTTTTCTTTTAATTTTCTGAACAGTGTCTGCATTTAAAACTCCTTGTCCACGAATGTTAAATGTTTTTTCATCTGAGATGCTTACAATTGTGGACTCTTTTTCTGTGCCATCGTTTAAAATAACACTTATCTTATTTCCAGGTTTCAAATAATTTTTTACATTTAATGAAATCTTGTATGTATAATCTGAAATATCAATTAATTCTACTCTTGAAACCTTATAAGATGGTGAAACATTATAAAACCACTTATTTGTTTTATAATTATTTTCGTTAATTCCTAAATCAGTAACTCTAGCACTAGTTTGTCTTTCTGCAGAAACAGTATTCTCTGGTATTTTTACATTATCAAGAACTGATGATATTCTAACTCTTATGAGTTCTTGATTTACTGAGGATCTACCATATGCAAAAGTGTTAATTCCAATTGTTTCTGCGTCAGATATTTTCGATGTTAAGTTAGTAACTCCAAAAAATTGTGTTAATGATTTTGATGTATATGAGACAAATCCAGTTGTAGTATCTGCATATGTTACATACAGTTCTCCAGTGCTTCCAAATCCAACTGTAGAGTCAACATCGATGATAGTTGATCCTGAAGAAACATTTCCGATAACTTTGGTTGATGCCTCTACAACAAAATTTCCATATGCTGATCCATCAACTCCAACGTCTCTATTATATCCACCATCATATCCAATACGATAAAAAGACTTACCATATCCTACTTCAATTTTATCAATTGCAATTACTGGAGCATATGCTCTATTAGAACTACTATCAAACTTATATGCATCTTGATATAAAGTCGCATTGTCTAATTCTTCTGGATTACCAGAAATTGCTTCAACAACTAATTCATTAACAACTCGATAATTTGAATTAGATGGTGTTAAAAGATTATCTGATGGTTTTATAACGGAGACATCTTTATCATATAATGCTTTGAATAAAATTTTAAAAGAACTGTCAGTTCCTTTACTAAGGTAAAAATCTTTTGATTGTTTTATGAATATATTTTCATTTAAATCACTTACTAAAGACCTATTTTCTAATCCAGGAAGAAGTTGATGTTTTACTTTAAGTAAAAACTCTTTTAAGAATAAACAACTTAAATTTTCAATATTTAATCCTGCATCGTGATCGTCCGCATCATTTGATTCAAAAAGAACTTCCTCTTGTTTGAATTCATTTCTGTAAGACGTGATGCCAACAAACCCTCTAGAGCATCCTGTAAAAGAATAATCAGTTTTTCCAGTATATGTGATTACTTCATCTTCAATTTTTAAAAGTCCGTAAGAATCAGGAAAACCTTTTGTTCCCTCTGGAGACTTTCCAGAATCGACTTTAATTACATCATCATAAAATGTAATGTCTTCTGCAAGAACAACACTGTACGTCAGATTAGTGTTATTGTCTAATTTTATATACTTGTCAATATTTTGTATTAAATCAATTGGACCACCTTGATACTCTTGACCAAGATAATACTGTTTTAGAAAATCAGATACTAAAGGATAATCTTCTCGCACATATGCGGGAAGTTGACTTGCGACAATAGCATTAAACTGAATTCTACTTTCTGACATTTTATGAATTTATCGTCTTAGTATGATGGTGAACTGGAAGAACTTCCCGATGTTGATACCGAGCTGGTTGGTACTGATGTGGTGGTGGTAGGTGTAGATGTTGTAGATACTGTAGATCCACCGTTTGCTCCTGTAGTATCAAGTCTTGCGGTTGTTGAAGGACCTCCAGACCTGACTAAATTACCATTTGGATAACTCGATGACACTAGGTAATTAGATGCTGAGGGATCTAAACCAGATGCTATTTCATCAATAACAGTTTCAAAATTACTCCCACTTATATCTAGTTGCAAATATAAATCCTGTAATCCGATGACATCATTTGAATGAGGAACTGCTTCAATTTCAATTGTATCAACACCATTTTTTATTTTACCTGCAAGAATATTAATTGGATTTAAAGTAATAACTCCACCTGCATAATTAATTGTTCCAACATTACGTCTTATAACGGTCGGAGATTGAGACCCAACTGATGGTAAAGTGAATAAGAAAATAGATCCAGTTGTTCTATTAGTGTCAGGAATATCAGACATGTAAACATTTTGAGCAATTCCTGCTACTCTAAATGCTGATGATTTAATATTATATCCGTCCATACTCTTAATATGGAATTCATTTCCAAATCCAATTTGATATTCTGCAAAAGTATTCAAAACAACTCTCAAATCTCTTCTCATTCTGACAAGAGTTATGTTAGATGTAACAGCTTCATGACTGTTGTCAATTACATTCAAAAACTTACTGTATTTGAATCTTGCACCATATCGATTCATTTCTGAAGATTCTGAATATTTTACAGCATTATTTTGTACAATTGAAGATACTGCAGCTGCTGATGGTGCTAAATTAGAGTTATAATAAACTTTACTGTCAAGTTCTAGATACAAATACTTCAAATCAAGGATTTCTGGAACAATTCCAGCAACAGCATATTTTTTCAACTTCAATTTAATGTTTTCTTTGATTAAATTTGGAAGAAAATCACCAAATCTAGGTTTAATACTGATAAAAACCTTTCCATATTGTGGAGGAATCAGTTCTTCACCACCAAAAACAGAAATTGACTCTGTTTCAGGGTAAATTTTTGCTGGAATCAAGGTTTCATAGTCATTTGCGGTTAATGCACGGTTTTGTGATGCATAAATTCTTGGTGCATACTTTTTAATCGACTCTACAGACTCAATTGGTTCCCCTCCAGATGCACTTATACCCGTTGCAACAGCACTAATTCCAGAAGTGACTGTATATTCTTGAGAATTACGAATATAAACTAATTTTCCGGCATATTTGAATTTTCCAACTCCATTTGCAGAATCACCACTTGATGTCATATAATCAACAGTGATAAAATTATTATCTTCTAACTTATTTCCAAAAATTCCGTCACCAAAAATAACTTCATATCTTTCATCATCAGATTCTTGAAGATAATATACTTTTGAATCAGATTCTACATCAAATAAACTATCTTGACGACTATATTTGACAGTTCTGCTTGATTGTTCGTTTGGTCGAACTGATACTGTTATTAAATCAGTATCAATACCAATATTATCTAAAATAAACTTTTGATTTGGATCTCTAGCATTAACAGTGAAGTTAGATGTTAAGACAGATCCCTCATAAACTGATATATTATTAAATGATGCTGTGTTATCAAAAACAGGAACTGTAATATCCTCTAAAATTGAGAAAACGTATGATTGTTTTCCAAAAGAACCTGATGAAGTTGCAACAATTCCCTTTTTAAGAGTAAGATTTGATGGTGTTGGGGTTATACCTGCCGTATTTACGGAAAAACTTATGATTCCTCTTGCTGCTTTTCTTGATTTTGGTAAATATCCGATATTTCTTGCTAAAGAAACGACATTTTCTCTTAATGTCGCACTATCAATGAATACTTCATTCGCAACCATGTTGGCATTGTATGAAGTAATATAGGTATTGTATGCCAAAACGTTCAAAATCGTCGAGAGGTTAGACCCCTCAAAGTCATAATCCGTAAATTTAGAGTTTTCTTTTAGATATTCTCTAAGAGTTGTCTTAACCTGTTCAAAATCCAGGTTAGCGAAGTTGGATAATGGCATCTTTACCTAGTTGGTTGCAAAACAAATTGTAATTCTTGTGGTGGAACGTCAGCACCTATGATTTCATAGATGATTGTTACATTAAATTCGTTGTTTTCAAAGTTTGGTCGGACATTTACTCTTGCCAATTCAACTCTTGGTTCATAATTTAAGATAGATTGGGTGATTTCCTCTCTAATTGTATTGGCAGAGATGTTGTCTAAGTTCTCAAAAAGAGACCTGGAGATGTTAGAACCAAAGTCATTGTCAAAAAAACGTTCTCCAGGCACCGTAAATACAATATTTCTTATCGAACGTGATATTGCGGTTTCATTTTTAAGCGCAATCAGGTCATCATTCAGAGGATTTCTCTGAAATGTCATACTTAGGTCTTTAAAACCTTGACTAACCCGTTCTATAGGCACAAAAATCCGGCGATTATATCTTATTTATTAAGGCAATTTTGAATTATCTACTCATAAAGAGGTTCTGGATTCGTCTCACTTTCAAAAAATTCACTTTCTTCGACGGAATCCCGTTTTTTTGGTGTCAAATCGTCATTTGAGATCTCACGAAGCATTTTTTGATGCTGATGATTGCCTAAATTGTCTAAAAAATCGTGTTCAGTAGTCATCCGATAATGTCCTTTGGTGAATCTTCTCTTTCTTTAGCAGTTTTCCAAAAATATTCGTCCTCACGACCCATACCAAGACGTTCAAAACCATTTTCAACTTGATAATATTGAGTCGAAACTTTGAAATCAGGTTGTTTTGGTTCAACAGGTGTCAAACTGTTGTCATAGATACGCATTCTGTTATTAGGATACAGTGCATACTGTCCATTTTCAAGTTCAATCAGGTTATGTGACTTATGTTCAGCAGGATTTTCACTTGTGGCATAATCAACCACTTCAGGATCCTGATGGTAATTATCTATAGTACAGATGTAAGTACCCTTTTGAGTGCCGAAGTCCCTTGTATACAGTTCATAGTCCATAGAACCAATGAACTGCTTAGTAACTGCTACAACACCATAGTCCATACAGTTCCAGAACTGTAGGTTAGGAAGGTCCATATCGGGGCTAGGAACCTCTGGAGCAGACACAAACGCACTGATAGGTAGTTTATCATACATTGCCGCATATTCGGGCAAATACGTCTCAAAATAAAAAGTGCGCCCAGGTATCGACTTACACGATACCCAGACGCCTTTAACGAATTCACCATGACCAGATTGATGGTCGGTGAGATATTCTTTTCTTACCCATACCTCAACCGAGGGAAGGTTGCAAATTAAAGCAGCCATTATGTATTAATGTAACTGCTTCTATTTAACGACCTTGACCTCGATATGGTTTCTTTGCCTTATTGCGAGACGTTGCGGGAGCATACGAGTTCTTTCCCGAACCTTGACGAGTTTTTTTCGGTTTGCCAGGAATATAATTCCCGTTCTTCATCATTGCCATAATAATCTCCTAATCAAATAACCCGAGTCTTTTCGTGACCAACACGAATCCGAGGATCGCACCAGATCTCAAATCCTGCTTCCTTTGCATCAAGACAGAATGAGACATCCTCACCACACATGTCCTGTACATTTCCACTCTCAAAGACTTGCATCTTAGGAGCAAACCAGGGATACTCAAGATTCTCAAACACACCGTTCTTGATCAATACCCATCCAAAACCAGTGTAGTCAACAGTAAATGGTTTCTTACGTTTGGAAATGGATTCGACAGTTTC